TGCGCGGCGATGCGGTCATCTGCGGCTTTCTTGTCAATCGCCGCAAGCTTCTGCTGCGTGGCCTTGTCGATGTCAGCCAGCTTATCGCCGGTCTTTTGTTCGATAGCGGCAAGGCGGGTACCCGCCGTCGTTTTCGCCCCGGTGCGCTTGCTTCCGCCCTGCTGTTCGAGTTGCAGCAACTTCGTTTGTGCGTTAATCGCTTCCGCGCTCTCTTTGCCGTGGAGGGCTACGGCGTCGTTATACTGCTTTTGGAGTTCGGCGCGTTTCTGCGCCGTCGTGCCGGTTGAGAGGATTTGCAGCGACTTTGCCAGCGCCGCCGCTTCTGCGCGCTCCCGTTGCCCCGCCGCGCCCGCCGCCGCTGCCGCTGCCCGGTCGGCGGGCGTGTCGCGCTCGCTGCGCCCCTCAGTAACACTTGCGCCGCCACTGCTGACCCCCGCTTGATTTTGGAGCTTTGCGAGTTCCGCCCGCGCCGCTGCCGTCGCCAGCGTCATATTGATGTACGTGCCTACCGCCGCATCAATCTTGCCCGCCGCCACGGCTGACGCCACGCCCGCCCCGTCAATGTTCGGGTTCAGCGCAAGATAGGCATCGCCAACCAAACGGATTTGCGCTTCCAGGAGTTGCGACTGTGCAGTGCTGGCTTCTTTCGCCTGGCTCTCCATGATGGTCGCGGCGGCGGACTGCTGCTGCGCAATGATGCTGCCCATCGTGGCGGCGGTGCGCCGATCTTCCGCGTCGGCGCTTTGCATGGTGGTTGCGGCGTGGGCCTGGGTTGCGGCGGTAGCGGGTGCCATCACGCCGATATACTGCAAGAAGTTTTGCGCGCCGCTCATCATCTGATTGGCAAGCGTCTGCTGCTGCGCGGTGGCGTCGGCGGTTGGCGGGCCAAATCCTTGCAGCATGGCAATCAGCCCCGGCAGCGCCCCGGCAGCGTCGGCAAGGCTCTGCGTTGTGCCCTGCGTTGCACTTGCCAGGTCAGCAAACGAGTTCGCCGCCTGCGCCGTCGCGCCCGCCATCACGCCGCCGATCTGGTTGCCAAGGTTTTGCAGCGCCGACCCCGCCCGCGCGAATGCCGCCGCGCTGCTGTCCACCGCGCCGCCCGTTGCGGCAATCGAGGCTGCGCCATCTTTCAGCACGGCATTGATGAGCGCTTGCTTTTTCTCCGTGTCGGTGAGCGCGTCGGCACTCTTGTGCAGGCTTGCCGCATAGGCGGCGTTCGCCTCGGTGAGATTGACCGTGATGCCCAGGTTATCGAGGATGAGCGGGGAGCCGCGCCCCAGGCCGGTCACGAGGTCGTTAAACGCCTGCGTGGTGGTGATGCCCATTTTCTGCGCCCGGTCGCGGGCGATCTCCATGAGCGTGGAAAACTCCTGCGCGCTATCCGCCACGCCAAGCAACTGCGCCCGGTTCGCCGCCAGTTGCAGGTTCAGATCGGAGATTTCGCCGCCCGACGCGCTGCGCAGCGCCGTCATGAGCGCGTCACCCGTAGTGCCCGCGCTTTTGGCAAGTTGCTCGAACGCCATGCGCGTTTGCTGCGCGGATGCGCCGGCCACGGTTAAATCTGCCGCGCCTTTCAGCGCGCCAATTGCCGCCGTGGCAACCGCCGCCGGCCCGACAATGCCCGCGATGCCCGACGTAAACGCGCCCGCCATCTGCTGAAAGTAGCCGCCCGACTGCTGGGCGGCTTGCGCGGCCCGCTGCTGCGCCTGCGCCAGTTGCAGCGCGGCTTTTTCGGCGCGGCTTTCAGCAGCGGCGGCTTGCGCGGCACTCTGCGCCGTGCGGTTCTGCGATTGGGCTAGGCGTTCGGCGGCTTGCGCGGCTTGCTGATCGGCTTTTGACAGACCATCCACCGCTTGCGCCGCCGTGCGCGCCTGCGCGGCGACTTGCCCGTAGCCAGGATCGGGCGCTTTGCCTGATGCCGCGCCCTTCATCGCTGCGACAAGGCTTTCGACGTCTTTGCGGGCTTGGGCAAGTCCGTTGCCGTCGAGGGTTGAGCGTATTTTGATATTGATGGTGTCTGACATGAAAAAGCGCCCATACTTGCAAAAGCAAGCGGGCGCACGTCTGCGGCAGCTTAAAGGGGTGGCAGATGGGGCTATAGTGCGCGATCTGTCATTTGCATTGTACCATACCACGTCAAGAATACGCCTTACTGTAGCGTATCGCCGGGTATGGTCACGGCGTTCTCATGTGAAAATGAAAGGAAAAAGAATGAAACCTGAAGCCCTACCGTCCATTAAATTACTAGAGGAAAATGACAGCAAGATTCTTGATTGGTATGTTGCAGAGTACACAAAACAGGGATGGCGTGTACTGAATCGTTCAGAGGCTGGCGTGCAGTTTCAGAAGCCGAAAGAATGGAGCGCCCTCGGAACATTGTTATTTATTTTATTGCCTGCTCTTGGCGCGTGCCTTTGGATTTCTATGCTTGGCGTAGCGCTCATCGGGCTAGTGCTCGTTGCAGCTCATTATTTAATGCAGCAAGATAAACTAGAATACATTAGCGCAAGTCAAGCACGCGATAGCGTAAAAGAGCTATTAGGCGTAATGCAGAGCGCTTAACGCTCAATCATCACCAGAACATCCCCCGGCGCACAGGGAACCCAAAGACATAGCGCCGTAAGGTCGTCAAGCGGCACTTGCTTGATTGTATTATTCAGCAGCCGATCAATCCTCCAAAGACTGATCAGCTAGCTTATACTTCTTAATCGCCGCTGCCACCATCATGACAGCGCGGTAGATAAGCTCCCAAAATGCGCGTTCATTCGTGTTCATTGCTTCTCATCGAAACCGCTGACGGGCTGCGCGGCTGGTGCAATAAGGCGTTTATTCTGCGGCAGTAGCGCGCTCATCACTTCTTACGCTCCCGCTCTAGTTCGTCGTGCATCACTTCGGTGCGCGCCGTGTCAATGATGCCAGCCGCAAGATACTCCGTGTATTCGCGGCTGGTCATCATATCCGCTAACACGCCCGCCGGAAGTCCCATCGTTTTCGACAAGGCCAGAAACCAATGTCTTTCCGTGGTGAGCGTTTCCCATTCGGCGTTGGTGTAGTCATCGGCCCCCGCGCCCGCGAGTTCAAGCGCCCGCGCCCGCGTCCGATTGTCCTTCGTCAGCCGCAGGATCGCCGCTTTTCAAGTCGCCGGGGAGCGCCCCCGACAGCTCCAAAATCGCCGTCGCCAGCCGGTTCACGGCTTGTTCGCGCCCGTTCGTCAATGCTTCCACGTCGCCAGCCTCTAGCAGGGGCGCGCCCGTTTTGGCATCAATCACGCCCTGCTGCACCACGCAGGCGCGATAGAGCGCATTGTCGGGGGTGAAGTCGCCGCCCGCCGCCAGCGCGGCTTCGTTCGCCTGCTGCCGCTGGCGCGCAGTCAACTCCTGAATGGTGAGCGCGCCCGGCAGCATCGGATCGGTAAAGGTCTTTCGTTGCAGGTTCGTGAGCGCGCCAAGCAGCGCGGCCCGGTCAAGTGTCGTTTTCATTCGTCGCCCCTCGTGGTGACGTTGACAAGGACAAACCCCGTCGCCGTCAGCGTTGCTATGTCGCCCCAAAAGACAATGGGCGGCGGCGCGGTCGGAACGGGGCGACGTTCATTCGACCGCGCCGGGCGGGGATGGTACGTGGTGCGTACCATCGCCCGCCGTGCCCCAGCGGAAAGCCAGAAGGCGGCAATGCGCCCACTGGCGGTGAGCGTCACGGGCGCGCCCTGCATCTCGGCGCGGGTGAGTCGCCATGTGGTGACACTGCCCACCCGCGCGCTGCCGATATACAGATCGCCGCCCGTGCCCTGCATTAGTTATGGCGCAGCGTGATGGCACCCGCCGGAACCACGCTCCACGATTCCATGTTGATGTCGCCAATGTCGCTTTTCAGCGAGTCCATGGACAGATACACCTGGCCGTAGAAGTAATTGCCGGTGGTGTTGCGGTCGGCGTAGAAGTAGAACCTCAACACCGTGTCATTCAGCGCCGCATCGATCATGGTGAAATAGGCGTCATCGTAGAACTTGTCGAGCTTGATTTTGAAGTCCTTCAAGCCCGGCATGTACTGCTTAAATGTGCTGCCCTGCGGCGTCGAGTCTGCGAAGTCGGTTCCGAGGTTCAAATCTTCGCTCTTGGTTTCCGCAACCGCGACCGCCGTATTCGCGCCCAAATAGATGACGCCGTTTTTACCGTGTGACTTTGCCATGGGGTGTTCCTCCGTTAGAGTAGCGTGGTAAGGATGTCAGCAGCGCGCGCCTGCCACGTATGCGGCTGCACGGCTGCAAACTGCGCTGCGGCACACGCCGCCCGCTCGTTGGGATGAGAGAGCCACCAACGGACTTGTCGCCCCAAATCCGCGCTATCGCCTGCGCGATAGCTTGCCGCCGCCTCGCCAAAGACTTCGCGGTATTCCACCCGGCTGTCATCGCAGAGTTGGAACGCCCCGCATGCGGCAATTTCATACGCGCGCGGCCCCAGACTTTCCGCCGCGCCCGCGTCAATATGCGCCCCGCTACCCCACGTCGTTGTGGTGCGGTGCTGGTTCAGGCAGATCGCCGCGCTGTGGTAGTGGCGCGCCGTCTCTGCGTTGTCTGTAATCCCCGCCGGGTTCAGCGTGTCGTGGTCAAAGCCATTCCAGCCGTAGCCCAGCAACTTGAAGTCAATCCCCGCCCAATCCACGCCATTGAACAGCGCCTTGCGCTCATCAAAGCCGGTGCCCACAAAGAACACGTCCGATGCCTTTGCGGGGTCGGGTGCGTCCGGGTGATGCACCGCCGGGTTATAGGCGTGCGGCAGGTAGTAGGCATGGGGGTTGATGCGCTGGAAATCCACCACGCTGCGCCGCTCATTCGTAAACACGGCGTCATATAGCCCAGCGGTGCTGGTTTCATACGCCCCGAAGTACGGGCTTTCGGTGTAATAACACGCCGTCTTGAACGGGCAGCGGCGTTGGTCGGACAGTTCGCGCAACGTCGCCACCGCCATCGGGTGTAAATTGCCGCCGCTGATCACCATCACCGCATCTGGCTCGAAATGGATCGCCATGTCGCCCAGCCCCCGGCAGGCCAGTTGAAAGTTATTCACCGCCTCGCTCAAAATGTCGTGGTCAATCGCGGTCGTAATCACGCGGTTGAAAAACGTCAGATTGACATCAAGCCGAAACTCCACGACGCGCACGCCGTTCGCTTCAAAGCCCGCCTTCATGCCGGTGTGGACATCCGCCGTTGAAAACGACGCGCCCGGATGTACCATGAGCACCGTGGTCATACTTTAATCCCCTGCGCTGCCGCCTGCGCCACCGCACGGCGGTCATACACTCGCGTATCATCGCGGAACGAGTAGCCCGCATGCACGCGGAAGCCTGCCCGCTCCAAGGCCATCCCTAGCCGCTTCGGACTCCATAGCCCCCAATGCGGCATATCGTCATAGCGTGCCCCGGCCACCATCAGCGCGTAGCTTTCCGGCGTCAGGTTGCCGCTTTCGAGTAGCAGCCGCGCCTTGTCGGCGTCGGGCGTCAGCAGGGTAAGTGTGCCACCCACCTCTAGCACCCGCCAGCACTCCACAAGAAACGGCAGCACATCCCACGGCGCAAGGTGTTCGAGGCAGTGCCCGCAGTAGACATGCGCCACGCTGCCGTCGGCGTAATCCAGCGGCGGGAAGCGCAGCACGCGATCTACTCCAGGATACGGGTGGGCGTCGATATTGACATAGCCGTCAATCGGCATATCGCCACAGCCAAGATTAATATTCACAGCACCACCGCTTCTAGCCAGAAGCTCTCACGCCGATATACAAAGCCGTCAATGCTCATCACATCCTCAACCACACTTGGCCGGGCATAGGCAAGGTCATCCCATGACGCGGTGCGGGTATGCGCCTGCACAATCGCATTCATTTGCGCGTCCAAGCTATCAAGCTGCGCTTCGGTATCCGCGCTACTCCACTCGCTGTCATCCGCCTTGCCCAAAAGCACATACGTTTTTATCGCCAAGAGATAGCGCGGATCGCTGTCATTCTGGCTTGTGGTTGTGTGTGTACTGCCACCACTGAGCACCAGCACCACGGGCGTCATGCCGTAGAACTTGCCCGGCAAAGCGCGCAAGACGTTGCCGCTTGGCAGGCTCAGACCGGCTTCCAGCACGTCGGCCAGCGCGTTGCGTACGTCGGCACGGGTGGTGGTCATCTACGCATCCTCATCAAAGTCGAATGCCCGTGCGACCAGACTTCGCGCCCATCGCCGCACGCGCTTGTGCGGCTGGTTGTATTCGCGCCATTCTGCGCGGGCGCACGCGGCGCAGCGCGGCGGGGCAAGAAAATACAAGCCACCATCAGGAACGGAAATCTGCGCATCGTTTCCGCATCGTGAGCATGGAAGTATTTCAGTGTGCCATCCCGCTCGCTCTGTCATCCCCTTACCAGCCTCTCTATCCATTCGCGGTACACATTCAGCGCCACGGGCAGCACGCGCCCGCGTAGCTCTGTCATGCGCGGCCACCGCCCGGCGTGTACCGCCGCCTGCGTGCCGTCGCCGTACACCGCCCCGGCGTACTCTACGGGGTTCTCAAACGTCACCACTTGCCCCGCCGCGCTGCCGCGCCAGCCGCGCCCCAGCCGTCCGGTGCGCGTGTAGCGTTGCCCCGGTCGTTCGGGCGGGTACAGGCGCAGGATCGGCAGCACCGCGTCATTGAGTTCACTCAGCGGCGGCGTGGTGTCAACGGTGCGCTCGATGGTTTCCAGGCGGCGCAGGGTTTCGGGTGCGCCACTCACGTCAAAGGAGAGCATAGATCGCCTTCTTGTCGTCATCGCTCAATGGCGCAAGTAAGCCGCCCAATGCCTTGTAGAACGCCTGTAACTGCGCCGCAAGGTTCGGATTGTCCACAAGGTTCACAATGTCGCTCTGTGGCGTCAGTTCGTCGGGTTCGGTGGCGGTGCTGTATTGCCACTCCGCCGCCTTGGCGTTAAAGCGGTCGGATGCCTCCACGAACGCCCGTGCAAGTTGCCGCGTTTCTTCTACAAAGCTCTTTTTAATGCTTGCCATCTACGCCCCCCGCCGGTACACGCTGAGCGCGCATACCGTACAATCGGTGATTGCTTCCACGCCATCAACCACATAGGTTTCGCCGTCAATCTCCCACACATCGCCATCGGTGGTATCCACGCCCGGTGCGACGTAGCCGAGCTTGCGGGCGCGGTCGCTGCCAAGCGCAATAAGCTGATCACGCGCCGCCTGATTGCCGGGCAACAGGATTGCCATCATCACGCCTGAGAGATACACGGGCGGCTCACTGTTGCGCGCCCCGCCACTCAGCGCTGCCGGGCGCTTGACGGTGCCTGCGCCGTAGGTGCCAAAGCGCGCCGCAAGTGTGCGAATGCCACGCAGCAGGGCGGTGGGTGTGTCGATCACTTCTCATCCTCTTTCAGCGGCGCAGCCAAGCGCTGCTCAGGCTCACACGGCTATTGGCGACGGTCAGGCTGATCAGGCGCGTGCCTTGCGGGTGCTGCAGCTCACGCACATCCATGCGGGCGCTGTAGCCGCTGGCTGAGCTAATCCCCGGCCATGTGACGCTGGCGCTCCATTCGCTGCCTTCGTAGATTGTCCAGCCGCTATAGGTGCCGGGGGTTGGCATGGGAGGATGCTCCTATTGTATGGGCGTTTGCGCCTCGGCGCTACTCATCAAACGGATAGGCGGGCGGGCGTTCAAACGCGTCGGTACGTGCTGCGCCAGGCACGAAGGAGAGTGCTGCGCCGCCCGTGGTAGCGCGGTGTTACCATACCGGCGTGCGGATAATGCTGCGGCTCTGCGCCGCCACCGACCCGCCTTGCGCCTGCCCTCGCAGCCACGCGGCGCGCGCCGTGAGTGCGCTGATCGTGGCGGTGGTATCTATCGAGTAGCCTAAGCCGCTCACCTTGTCGGCGTCGATTGCTGCCGCCTGCGCATCAAGCGCCAGCGCTGCGGCAAGGTAGGCATTGTCGTTCGCATCGCGCAGGTAGTCGTCTAGGGCTGCATCGCTGTTCGTGGCAGTGGCAAGGGTGTACACGCCGCCCGCCTCAGTGGCGCCGGTTAGGTCGTTGTCAGGGATAAGGCGGCGCACCTGATCGCGCACGCCGCCCGTCTCCCCTTGTGTGTACGTCGCGCTCACTTGGCGCGGGTTTTCGGCGCGGGGGCGTCATCGGCCTGCGCCTCGTCGGTCTGCGGGTTCAGCTCCGCCATGCGCTTCTGCAACGCCTTGACGGTTTCGGCGTCCTCGATCTCGACTTCGCCCGGCCCGTAGAGCGCGCCGTTCAGGATGTAGGTTTGGTCAAGCGTGATTTTCATCGCCTGCGCTCCTTAGCTAATGGACGAAATAACCGCAATGGCTTCCGGGTTCGTGATGACCGGCAATGCCGTCATCCAGCCTTCCGCCTCAATGCGCGGCGGCTTGTCCTGCTTCGGCTCCATGCGGATGGCGCGCCCCGCCGCTGCCTGCCCAGTTGCCCGGCCAATCGCGGTATAGCCAAGGGTGTTCTGCACCATCAGGCTATTCGTATCGCCCAGGTCGATGCTCTCATCCTGCCCGGTGGTTGCCACCAGCACGAACGCGCTGCGGCTCAGGAAGTAGCCCGTACCCGTCTGGGTACGGTATTGCAGGTCGTAGGTTTCGATGGCGGGCAGTCCGTCGCGCTCTAGCGCAAGGTTCATCGCGTCACGGGTGGCGCGGCCTGCGGTGGCGCTGATCTGGCCTGAGGCGTTGATGGTGGCTACGCCCGTGCGAGCCTTCACCTTGTCATTGCCGGCCAGAATCGACAGCACCGTGCGGCTGGTGATGATGCGCCCCACGGTGTAGCCCTTCGACTCTAGCAAGTCGGCCATTGCCAGAATGTCGGTGAAGGGGTCGTAGCTATCGTTCGACCACGTTCCGCCCGCTGCGGCGCGGTGGTTTGCGGGGTTCGAATAGCTCACGGTTTCGGTGTAGCCGTTGTCACCACTGCGTACAACGCTGGCGCTCACAATGGCCTCCCAGCGCTGCTTCTCGTTCTTCTCGATCAGCGCCAGATTGACCGTGCGGTCAAGCCAGTTCAGCAGGGTGGCGGCGGCGTCCATCGTGGGGCGCGTTTGCAGCATCCGCAACAGCGCGTCATAGTCGCGGCTGGTAAACTCGGTCGCAATGTCCGAGTTGCCCAGCTCCACGAGGAACGAGCCGATCAGCGCCGCACCCTTCTTCTGGGTCGGGCTGTAGCGCGTGCCATCGTTCGCGATCACGGTGCGATAGATGATGCTTTCTTCGCGGTAGGCGTTCTCGTCCACGTTCCGCTCCGGCAGCAGTTCCGCGCCAAGGTAGCGGCGGGGCGCAATGCCAAACTGCGCTTGCGGGTTCAGCGCCAGCGTGGGCACCGTGCCGTCGGTCATGAGCTGGTTGACCAGCCCGGCAATATCAGCCATGATGTACTACTCCTATGCCGCGCCACTGGTGCAGCGATAGGCTGCGCGCAGCGCCGTTTTCATGCCCGATGTCCAGGCGGTTGTCCAGCTTGGCAGCAGGTTTTCTTTCACAATCGAGAAGTTGCGGTACAGCTCCACATCGGCATTCACCGACACGTCGGTTACGTCGAAGGCGAGCAAGTACACTTCCTCATCGCCCGACGCCCACGGGCCAAAGCCCGTACCCGCGTCCCGCTCGCTAATCGTGCGGCCCAGCAGCGTACCGCTTGGCACGGTGTCATAGCCGACGCCCAGATAGCGGGCGGTTTCCGCGCCAGCCAGCGCGGTCGGCAGCGCCGCAACCGTCAGGGTAGTGGCACCAGCCGCCGCGTTCGCGGTCAGGCGGGCGAACTTGGTTGTGCCGAAATCCAGCACGGTACCCGATGGGATCGCGCCAGTGAGCGCCGATACGGTGATCGAGGTTGCGCCCGCGCTGGCGGAACTGCCCACGGTCACGAGTACCGCGTCGGTGTTGTAAAACTGCGTGCTATCGAGCCGTGCCCCGCCCGGAACCAGATGTTCCCGATTTAGGAAGTCAGCCGCCCAGATAGGCGAGCTAAGCGTGTTGCTCGTGGTCGTAATGCGTGCCATCTACTTGGCTCCTTGTTTGTAGGTGCGTTGAATATGCGCCTGCCCGGCGTTCAGCGGTGCGCCGCTCCCGGCGCTCTGGCGCGGGTAGGGCTGCGCGGTAGGCGCGGCGGGTGTTGCCTGCAACGCGGGCAAAAACTCCGCATCATGCGCCGTCACGTAGTCCAGCAGCGGCGTGCCCTCGACAAAGTAGGCCGGCGCGCCGTCGGCATCGCGGGCTTCAATGTCTTTGCCTTGCAGACTCGGCAGCTTGGCAAGTACCGACGGCTTCCACTCGTGCGCGCTTGCGGCGGCGTGCGCCGTGCGTTCGCGCTCATAGGTGGCGAGCTTGGTACTGGCCTGCTGCGCCGCGTCCTGCGCGCCTTTCAGCGCGTCGGGCGTGCCCAGCGTGCGATACGCTTCCAGCGCGGCGGCGTCCTCTGGCGTCATCAGCACCGCGCCATCGGCGGGCACTTTGGCGCGCAGGGCGTCGCGTTCGTCAGTGAGCGCGCGGTTCTTCACGCGCTGCCGGTAGAGCGTGTTCTGTGCGTCGGCGTACAGTTCGGCCAGCCGCAACGCGGCGGCTTCGTTCGTGCCGTAGCGGTTCAGAATGTCGCTGGCTTTGACCTTGCCCTCTGGCTCATCGCTGCCGGGCTGCTCGGTGGGTTCGTCGTCGTGAAGTGGCATCGCCGCTCCTGTGGGGCGCGCATCGCACGCCGGGATATAACAAAAACGCCGCGCCCACAGCCTCGGAAGGCTACAGGCGCGGCGTCCATCTCGCGCGTGCTACGGGGTGAGCCGTAGCGACTTAGGTTATAAGATATACCGCTTTGTGCCCCACCAGCGGCGGGCGGTTCCTAGCCTTGTACGCCTGCGACCGAAGCACAAAACGCACAATACTGGCACGCCCACAGTATAGCGTATATGTCAAGCACCCGCAACATTCAGCGTTGCTGACTCTCTCGACTGTTTACTATCAGTGATATGAATAGTTCGCACCGCGCCGCACACGGGGCAACTCAGGC